CAACGCCGCTGACCATCCGCGGCAAGGCGTGGCCGTTCCCCTGCACCCAGGACAGCGCCACCGCAAACGGCGTCTACTGCGACCCGAACACCGGCCAGCTGCACAGCGATCCGCCGTACAAGCAGATCTACTTCAACCAGTCGAAGAACCAGACGCTTGCCGCCCCCATCACGATCCCGGCTGCGCTGACCACCATCGACACCTTCAGCTTCACCATCACCAACCCCGACCCCTGCCGTCCCGCGCTGGGGCTGCTGTTCCGTGAGATCGACCTTCAGGGCGACTGGCCGCCGGGCGCGGTGGGCGCAGGCCACATCGACGGCGACGAAATGTTCGCCTACGAGAACACCGGCAGCACCACCCAGAACAACATCCACAACCAGGAAAACAAGATCACGGAACTTCACCTGGCGCCAGGCGAGACACAGACCATCACCATGGCCATCGGCGCGAGCCGCGGCGCGAACGGCGCCATCATTCGCCGTATCCAGGCGACGCTTCGCGCGTTCCTGTGGTCCCCCGACGTCGTCTGACCCAGCAGCCACCAGCCCAAACCCTGAAAGGACGCCGCAATGGCGGACGTGACGAAGTACTTCCAGCTGGCGGACGGCAGCCTGGAACAGGCGACAGGAACCCCCGCGCCTCCGACGCCCGCCGGCGCCACCGTGCTGACGCAGACCCAGTACGACAACGCGCTGGCCGCCAAGAACGCGGCCATCACCAACCAGCAGACGCTGACCAAGAACGCGGAGAAGGCCACGAACCTGCTGGTCCGTGGTGCACCGGTGCGCCTGGTCGCGGCGTCTGACGCGCCCAGTTGGGTCAAGACCGCCGCAAGCGGTGTCGCCACCGGTATCGCCGACCAGGTGACCATCCAGGCGGCTGTGGACGCGGCGTTCGCGGAAGGCGGCGGCACCGTCCAACTGTCGGGCGGCCGGTTCTTCACATCGGCGCCCGTCACCCTGCACCCCACTGTCAAGGTGGTCGGCATGCACGGGGACCAGATCTACAACCCCGGTCAGCTGACCGCGCAGACGTTCATCCAGCCGGTCGCAGGCTTCACCGGGGGCGCCGTGTTCGTCCTGCTGGACCAGACGAGTGGCGGCTACGCCAACAAGTCGGCGGAGCAGCAGATCCACAGCCTGACCATCGACGGCACCGGCGTCGGCGGAACCGTCCACGGCATCCAGGGCGGCGGCTACATTCACGGCGTCCTGCTGCGCGACGTCGCAATCAAGGGCATGTCCGGCAAGGGCATCTACACCTTCTTCCAGAACGGCGCCCAGCCGTTTTCGTGGACCATGGAACACGTCATCGTGGACAACCCGGCCGGTGACGGCATCCACCTGATCAACCACAGTGATGCGACGCTGCTGGACGTCGTATCGATCGGGGCGGGCGGCAACGCCTTCGTCTTCAGCAACATGCCGAACAGCCGCGCCATCGGCTGCCGCGCCGAATGGTCGGAAGGCCACGGCTACTACGTCACCGGCAACTTCGGCAACGGCGCGGGTAGCGGTGGCATGTCCTTCACCGGCTGCTCCACGGACCGCAACCGGTACAACGGCATGTTCGTCAACGCGACCGGCAACGCCCCGCTGCTCGTGACCGGCTGCACCTTCCGCCGCGACGGCCGCAACGGCAACGCGGGCGGCGGCGACTACTCAGGTTTCAGGGCGACGGGCGCCGGGATGCCGGTGATCCTGGACGGCCTGAGCGTGTTCCCGGGCGTGGACGATGACGGGACCGGCGTCAACAGCCCTGACAACGCGTTCAAGGTGTCCGGCAGCACATACGTGCAGCTGGTGTCCGGGTTCCTCCACGGCGCCCTGGCCGGCTTCGTGGACGGAGGCGGGAACGGCCAGCTGCGGCGCGGCTTCGCTGTCGGGCAGCGCACCGGCCCCACCAACGCACCCGTCGACGACTTCTTCAACTACGTTGCCGTGGACGCCGGCCAGTCTGGCGGCAAGTGGAACATCTACAGCAACACACCCGACGCGTTGAATCTGGGATCCGCCGGTGGTGGCATCGCCATCAAGGAAGGCGGGGCCATAGCGCGTATGGGCGTTGCGACCCTGGCAGCCGGGACCGTAACGGTCAACAACACCTCGGTCACGGCCAACACCCGCGTCGGCTACTTCCGGCAGGCACCCGGTGGCACCCTCGGACAGTTGTCCGTCACCAAGGTCGCGGGCACCAGCTTCACCATCACCTCAACCTCGGGCAGCGAAACGTCCGTGATCTTCTGGATCCTGTTCGAACCCGGAGCATGACCCGCGCGTATCCTGATGGACGAAAGCCGCTGGCGGTAGGCCGGGCCCCATTCTCTCGAGAGGGGCCCTGCATGGCCACGCCGATGACGGCAACGCAGTTCCTGAAGGCGCTGAAAGCCGAGGGTGCCACCGTCGCCGAGGTCGAAGGATGGCGCACCCACAACCGGAACAGCAAGGGCTCTTGGGGCCCGATGCACGGCGTGATGATCCACCACACCGCCGGGCTGAACGTCCTCAACTACGTGTACAACGGGTCGGAAGAGCTACCCGGACCGCTCGCACACGGGTACATCGACAAGAAGGGCACCGTCCACCTCGTCGGCATGGGCCGCGCCAACCACGCGGGCGGCGGGGACCCAGACGTACTGGACGCCGTGATTGCCGAGCGCTGGCCCGTACCCGCCACGCACGAGCATCAGGGCAGCGCCGGCGCGGTCGACGGGAATGCCCACTTCTACGGCTTCGAGTGCGAGAACAAGGGCGACGGCAAGGACCCGTGGCCCGAAGCCCAACTCGACGCAATCGCCCGGGTTTCGGCGGCGATCTGCCGCTTCCACGGCTGGTCCGTGAACTCGGTGATCCGGCACCTCGACTGGTCCGACTGGAAGTCCGACCCCAAGGGCATCGACTGGGACAATATGCGGGACCGGATATCCGGCTCGCTCGGCAAGAGCCCCAACCCGCCGAAGACGCCGGTCCCGCCGAAGACCCCGGTAAAGCCGGTCGTGTCGCTGAAGAATCTGATCGCGGCCGCCTACAAGGACCCGGGCCTGAAGCAGGGTGGCACAACGCACCCGGCGGATGTGAAGCCGGTCGAGAAAGCCCTCGCCGCGCTCGGCTACCTCGACAAGGACTACGCGGCAGACGGAAGCTTCGGCGCCCTCACTGTGACCGCCTACGCCCGCCTGCAACGCAAGCTCGGCTACCACGGGGACGCCGCCGACGGCATCCCCGGAAGCCACTCCCTCACCTGGCTGTCCCTGAAAACCGGCCTCTTCACCACCACCGACTAGCCCCCAGGAAGGGAACCACCGTGACGTACATCAAGGACCTGGCCGAACGCGTGCTGGCCACCTACGCTCTGACGTTCCTCGGCCTCCTCCTCGCCGCCGGATACGACTGGACGGACGTGTCCGCGCTGAAGTCAGCGGCGCTCGCCGCAGTCCCGGCGGCCCTGCAGCTCGTCTACTCGGCGCTGGCGAAGTTCGTGGGGGACCCGTCGTCGGCCGGCGTGGTCCGGCAGGACAGAAACCTGTAGGTGTGAGGTGACGGTCCCGGAAGGAGGCGTGGTGATCACTACTACGCAGATGTATCAGGAGCTGAGATCCCTGAGCGACGGCCTGGTGCGCGTGGAAACAAAGCTCGACGGCATCGCGCAGGGACTCACCGACCTCAGCACAGACGTCGCCGACCACGAAACCCGACTACGGGCACTCGAGCGCGGACGCTGGCCACTGCCGACCATCGGCATCCTCGCCGGCGTGGCGGGCGCCGTGACAGGCGCTCTCGCCCTGTACCGTTGACCGCCGAACCCGAGCCGGACGAGCGGCCGCCGCAGCCGTCGATCCGGCCGTTCCTCGAACCCGACTGGCCGCCGCCCGCCGACGAGGAGTGAACGACGCCCCCGCTCTGCTGCCAACCGGCAGCGGGCGGGGGCGTTTTGGCGTGTCCGGCGTGACTCACGGCTCTCGATAACATGCCATATCGCGGGCGAAAAAACGGTACAATTAACCATGGCTGACATCCCGCATGACGAGCTGTCCGGTCGGCGCGCCAAGCGCCAAAGAGTGGGCGCGCGCCGGGCAAGCAACGGCGCCCCGCTCCCCTCCAGCAAGAACGATCTCCCCGGCTGGATCACCTTCTTCTTCATCCCGGCGAATGCGTGCGAGGCGTGCTCCCGGCACTGGCACCATAAGTGCGCGGGCGTGGACGTCCTCCTTGATCCCATCCCGGAATGCGCCTGCAACTGCGGCGACCGCAAGGACCCGATGCGGCTGAGCCCGGAAGGCTGGGCAGACCTCGCGCTGCATGCTCCCGACCAGGTCTGGATAGCAGCCATGTTCGAGCGGCAGCGCGCGGCAGGTATCCACGCCTGTGTCATGGATGACAAAGATCGACACTGGGCTGCTCGTTGGGAGAGGGGCCAGTCCTGATGTTCAAGACCGGGGAGACCCGTCGTGTCCGCCTTCGCGGTGGCACCCGTGTTCACGACGTGCCAGTCCCGCACGCCCAGCCGATGACCACCGCTTGCGGGAAGTACATCAAGCTCTTCGACGCCCGAGGTCGGCTGTTGGATCGGCCACTCTCCGGGGCGGCCGACATCGCAGTCACCTGCCCGGCCTGTCTGCGAGCGGGAGATCGCCAGTGACCGACGCCCTCGTCCCCCACCAGCCGGACGCCACCCCCGCCGCCTACGACGCTGCGACGCTCGCCGTCCTGCACGCAATGGAAGAGGCAGCCGAGAAGCACCTCGACGCCATCCGCCCCCACAACACCAAACGCGGCTACGCCAACGACTGGGCACTGTGGGAGGAGTTCCACGGCTGGCTCGCCGAACGCACCGGTAGCCGCCTGCCGTCCACGGCCGTCACCAAGGGCACCCTCGTCGGGTTCGTCGTCTGGCTCGACACCATCAAGCTCGCCGCACCCAACAGCATCGACCGACGGATCACCGGCGTCACCGTCACCGCACGGAACGAGCACGACGTAGAAGTCCCCAAGGCAGCCACCGTCGCCGCACGGCAAGCCCTCAAGCCGCTGAAGAACGACCCCCAACGACAGGCGCGTGGACGAGGCAAAGCCGCCGCCGTCACCCCCGAACAGCTCCGCCAGATGAACGCCGCCGTCGCCGACGGACTCACCGGACTCCGCGACCGCGCCCTCTGGCTCATGGCCTTCGCTATCGCCGGACGATCCGCCGAAGTCGCAGCCCTCCGCGCCGACGCCATCGTCCACGTCAGCCAAGGCCTCGAAGTCCACGTCCCCGCAGTGAAGGGCCGCCCGCCCCGGGACGTCGTCGTCCACTACGGCCGCAACCCCGACACCTGCCCCGTCCTCGCCTGGCTCACCTGGCGCGCCGCCGCAGGCATCACCACCGGCCCCGCCTTCCTGCCCATCACCGTCCACGGCCGCCTCGGCGACCGCACTCTCTCGCCCGAAGCCGTCCGCGAGATCATCGCCCGCAACGCCGAACGCGCCGGACTCTCCGTCCGCCTCACCGGCCACTCAATGCGAGCCGGCTTCATCACCACGAGCCGTCGAGCAGGGAAGCGGGAGGAGAAGATCCGCGCACAGTCCGGCCACGCCGAGAACAGCCCCGCCTTCTGGGGCTACATCCGCGAAGCCGACAAGTGGACCGACGCCGCATCGGAGGACATCGGGCTGTAGCTGGCCTTCCCGTGCCACACTGACTCCAGGCCCCGTCGTGTCATCCCCCGTCGCGACGGGGCTTCTGTCATCCTGGCCGTGCGGGGCGGGA